ATCTGCGTAGTTGTGGGGAAACGCATTGCCCATGTATGTGATGTTCTTCATGTTCTGTCTCTTGTGGAAGTGTCCCGAGAACACCTTACCACATCCTGCAAAATGATCTGCTTGTATGGTACCAACATCTGGCATCTCTACCATGGCGTTCATCTTGAAGTATGGCAGTTCGAAATGTCCAAACACATACTTCTGCTTCATCTTCTCAATCTTTTTATATTCGTCTTCCACGATCCACGGGATTATGGCAACGTCGTCTTCGACCAACCATTGGTTGACAATGTGTATGTTGGGAATGTTCCTGATGTACTCCATGGAATTGATCTCTCTTTTCTCCCTGTAATACAGATCATGATTGCCCATGATCACATAGACCTTCTCGAACGCCGCACCCAGCCGTTCCATGTTGGACACCGTGTAGTTCATTGTGCTAACGTTGGTCGCTGATCTGTGATGGTGCCAGTCACCCAGGAATATGCATGTCTCACAGCCTTCGGCCTTGGCCTGCTCTATGAACCATCGCACGAAGTCCTCACAGTCGTCGTTGTGTATTCTGGAGTTGCCCTTCAACCCAAAGTGTATGTCAGTGAAACAGGCTACTTTCTTAAAGAATGCCACGGGTTACCACTTCTTCTTGACGGTTGGTTTGTGATCGGTCATGTCTATCTTGTTCTTGAACTTGACCCCTTCGAAATCATCCTTGAGATTTAGATTCTCTCCCTTCTTCTTGAATTTCTTGTTCAGCTTTGCGAGTCCGGTCTTGTTGACTTCATGCACGTCGCCATGTGCAGTCTCCATCATCTTCTTGTAAGAAGGACCTGCGGTGGTGTTCTCGTTCTGTCTAGTGAAGCTGGGCATCATGCCGTTGTACTCCAATAGGTCGTCCCTGATGGATTGGTTCTTCTTCTCGATGTTCAGTATCCTCGTGAAACTGTTTGTTATGGCCGCGGTGTAGTATGCGAAGGGGTTGTCTGATTTTGATTCGTCAAACTGTAGACCTATCTGTGATAGTTGCATTAAGGCCTGCGACTGCATCTCGTCGTTGTAGGTGTAGCCCCGCCAGTTGGCCCTGGTGCCATATCTCTCACACAACTTCATGTACATGAGTGCCAGCGTGTTGGTCATCTTTCCATGGTCCACTGACCAGTGTCCGTTGCTCATGCCGCCTTCCCAGTGTGATTTGCCCACGCACACCAGTTTGTCTTTGTCATTAAATTTGTAGTGTTGGAAAGGTGGGAAGTTGACCTTGCTGTGATGGTCCGCCACCGTCTTGGGATTCTTCTTTCGTTGATTGTCCATAGGAACATGATCGAACATCATGACTCTGAACACGAGGTCCGTCTTCTCTATCTTCCTAGGCGACACTGTGTAGTCCACTAGTTTGATCTTCTTCAGTCCCGAATCCTTGGCCGCCTCCCAGGCCTCCTGCGTCAGCCTCTTGGCCTTGGCCTTACGTGCCTGCGCTACAGCACTGGCGTTGACTTTCTTGAGGTTGGGCACTATGAGGTCAAACCGTGCATCCTCTGGTGTGACGTATGAGCAGTAGGTGTTCTTGCTGGCATGTATCTGTGCTAGTAGATCTCTGTTGTTTAGGTACTTGACTCTCTTCATAATTCGTTTACCTTGTGTTGTTGTGATTCGTGCCGTATGGGTAATTAAGTGTGCCTAGAAAATGCCTATAAATATAGTTTAAGTATACTGAATTTAACAAAGGAAAGCAACCGTTAAGATGGCATTTGGAGAAATTGGAAAGATAGTCAAGAACGTGGGATCGGGCATATTCGACAGGACCTTGGGCAGGCTTTTAGGAGCGGGTATTTCCACGGACAGCAGACTAGTGAACGCTAGGGCCAAGTGGTCCGGACGTAGCGACACGACCGACTGGCGTGTGAGATTGCAGGTGCCGGAAGGACCACTGACACAGTTCTTTGATTTCAAAAATAATCCCTTAATGCAACCCCTGGCCGCATCGCAGGGCATATTCTGGCCGTTGACACCAGCGGTTGTGATACAGCATTCTGCCAACTACAACGCCATGGACCAAGTACACAGCAACTACCCACACCAGGCATACCAGAACTCACAGGTCGACTCGTTGAACATCATTGGAGAATTTCCTGTACAGAATTCAGATGATGCCAAGCACTGGGTGGCCACTGTTAATTTCCTAAGGACGGCGACCAAGATGTTCTTTGGCAAGGAAGATGGTTTAAATGGACTCAAGGGCAATCCACCACCGATCATGCATCTTTTTGGTTACGGGGATCACATGTTTAACAGGGTACCAGTGGTGATAAACACATTCAACGTTGAGTTGAGACCGGGCATTGATTACATTTCCACAAAACAGAATGACCTTGCCTACTCGGCTAGTCCTCGTGACCTTGGTGGTTATGATGAAGCAGGATTGCAAGTGGCGTCATCGGCGGAATCACAGACATGGGCACCAACGCTGTCAAACATATCAGTGCTAGTGACACCGATCTACAGCAGAGATTCGATCAAGAACTTCTCGATGAAGAAATTCGTGAACGGCGAACTTAACGGCAAGGGCAACGAGGTAGGATTCATCTAATGGCCAAGTACTCAAACACGTCGCCGTATTTCGAGACAAGGGAAGTAGCAGACTACCTAGATATTTTAAATCCACGGACGCTGACAGCGGAACAGGATGACCAGAGTTACACCGTAGAGAGGACATACGCATACAGGCCAGACCTGTTGGCCTATGACTTGTACGGCTCACCGAGGCTTTGGTGGGTGTTCGCACAGCGTAATCCAGACCAGATAGAGGATCCCATATACGATTTCAAACCAGGAGTGACCATACAGTTGCCTAAGAAGGAAAATCTTCTCAAAGACCTGGGGATATAATCCATGGCAACTAATTATAATGGTCCTGAGTATGGGTTTGGAAACACAGAGAAAAGCACACTGAACAAGGGCAACGACACCTACGTTACCACGATCAACGATCCCAACGCCCTACACCAGTTTGCATCATACACTTCACTGTTTACACTGAGTGCTCTATCACAGGATGATCTCGAGGACACAACAACACTGCTGAACTCCAAACCACATGACGTCATATTGAGGAGTTCTGGTATTGGCACAGATGTGAATCAAAGCTCACCGGCCACGGATCTGGTAAAGGCTACAAAAGGTGCAACCCTCAGTAAACGACAACTATCAGCCCTCTCAAAAAGTAGGCAAACGCTAGGAAAGAACAGGGACCTTTACATCAGGAACGTCACAATGAACAGCATACCAGGGCTCAACGAAAAGAGGAGACTCACGTCTGTGACGCAGATATCCATGGAGGTCATCGAACCAGCCGGTATAACGTTACTAGAGAGGATACGTGGTGCCGCAGTCAACAACGGATACCTGGATCACCTGGACGCCCCGTTCCTGTTGACCATAGACTTCAAGGGATTCGATGAACAGGGCAGACCAGCATCCGCAAAAGATTCACAGAACATGAAAAGACTGATACCTGTAAAACTCGTGGACATGCAGATGAGCGTGACCCAAGCAGGCACGGTGTACGCTGTCAAGGCCATACCCTATAACGAATTTGCCTACGTGAACAGGTACAACTACCCAAGGACGGCGGGAACACTGTCACCAGATGGCAAACGACTGTCAGACGTGTTTAAGTCACTGGAGGAGTTGTTAAACAAACAGAACGAGGACGAGAAGGACACGGGATTGAATGAGAAACCAGACATATACTCCATCACGTTTGCCGGTAGGTCTACAGCAGACATAAAAGGAGCAACTGCGGATATAAAAGGAGACAGTTACATAGAGGACGCTTTCATCACCACAGACAATTTAGAACAATCAGGTATGGCATCACAAGGGGTAACAGGAGCGGACGGAGCAGAATACAATGCCGCAGGCATAGAGATACCACCTGACTACATGAAGATAAACTCCAACTTCGCTATAACCAAGATACTGGAAGAGATCATGAAGGGCCACCCGGCATACTCGAACAAGAAGTTCGACCAGTGGAATAGCAAGGTAAGAAAGACACTTAATGTCGCACAGTTCAAGGGTGGTGCACAGGAGGTGTTGGACCAGGCACAGGACTACTACTTCAACTACTTCAAGATCAGGGCCAGCGTGGTGCCTGTTGAGGGCGACTTTGACAACATACGTGCCACGAACAGGAAGAAGATCAACTTCCATGTTGAACCATACAAGGTACATGCCTACTCATTGGCCATACCGGGTGTCAGCACAGGAAAGAACTTCAAGGATTTCGTTTTCAAGACCTACAACTACATATTCACCGGTGACAACGTGGACGTGATGGACCTAGACATCAACTACAAAGTTGCATACTTCCAAGCGAGACTGAAAGATTTCGAGGCAACCGAGGTGCGTAAGAACACGATAGAGGATGCCTCTGACAAGGCAACCGGCGGGACCAGTGCGACAGACCACAACACCGACGGTAACCTACTGCTAAAATCAGAAGTATCAAATGCCAAAGGGGAGGGTGCAGGCAAGACCGGCGGCACACCAACGCAGTTGGACTCGTTCCTGGATTCACTGACTCACCCATTGGCAGACATGGTCAACGTGAGGATGGAGATACTGGGAGATCCCGCATGGATCAGCCAGTCACAGTTCATCCCACTGAACGCCAAGAACTTCGCAAGAGGGGCCGGAACGGCATCAGATCCAGACATAGGGTATTGGAGGCGTAACAAGGACAGAATTTGGAACAGTGACCTACGTTGCTACAACACTGACGTGGCGGAACCCATCATAATGTTGAACTTCAGGATGCCAACTGATCTGAACGACCAGACAGGCGTTTATGAACTGCAGGCGGACCAGTCAGCGGAATTCAGTGGACTGTACAGGGTGGTGCAGGTGGAACACAACTTCACAGACGGCAAGTACACCAACGTGTTGAACCTCACTAGATTCAACAACCAGGGCGTGATCATATCAGACCCTGTGCCCACAGCCAGCGTCACAGAGAGCAACGGTGTATCATATATAGTGTTGAAGAATGAACTAACCAAATTCTACAGTGCAAAAGAATTGACCAACGTCAAATCCAACTTAACTAGTATTGGCAGGAAATATATAGATCTTGTTTCTGCAAATGTGAGCAGGATCAAGAACAAAATCACGAACAAGATTAAAGGATTCATAAGTTAATGTCATTGCACAACTATCTAAAGGGAGACGCTTCCACATCGAAAGCACCGGGCGGAGACAAGTCATGGACAGGACAGAATCCGGGACCGTACCTGGGCGTGGTCAAGGGCAACATTGATCCCACCAGGATGGGTAGGTTGAAAGTACACATTCCAAGCCTGGCAAAAACGTCAGACCCATCAGAGAACCAACTCATAACCTGTGAATACCTAGCACCTTTCTACGGAGCCAAGGGAGGCAAGTACGCCAAGGGAGCGGGCACAGAATTCGAAGACTCACAGCATTCATATGGTATGTGGATGGTACCGCCTGATCTTGAGACAAAGGTCTTGGTCATATTCGCGGAAGGCAAGATGGAGCAGGCCTTCTGGATGGGTTGTGTGCAGGAGCCATACACCAATCACATGATGCCGGGCATAGCGTCCAGCACCAACACCAACGACGCACTGGATGGCACGTTCGCAGATTCACCAGGAGGAGAAGGGGGATTTCAAAAAGACAAAAAATCTACGTATGGATCAACCAATGTTCCATCAGGAGAACTGAACAGGAACAGGCAGGGTGCGTTACAGAACGGCAACTATGAATCAATACCAAAACCCATACACCCGTTTGCTGAGACTTTATTAAAGCAAGGGTTAAGTGCAGATGACATCAGGGGTAACACCTCCAGTTCTGCACGTAGGGAGACACCTAGCCAAGTTTTTGGTATCAGCACACCAGGCAGGAAAGACATTTCAACAACGAAAGAGAACGTGGGCACAAAAGATTCAGGGGCAAAGGACTACGTCACGAGGAAGACCGGACACACGTTCGTCATGGATGACGGTGCGGAGGATGGCACCAACCAGCTTACGAGATTGAGGACGGCAAGTGGACACCAACTGTTGATGCACGACACGGAAGGTGTTGTGTACATAGCCAACGGTTCGGGTAACGCCTACATAGAGATGCAGAAGAACGGCAGGATCGATGTGTATTCTGGAGTGGGAGGAATAAACTTGAGGACGGAAGGGGACTTCAACCTGCACTCGGACTCCAACATCAACATGCACGCTAACGGTCAGATCAGGATGAGTTCGGCCAAGGAGATGATACAGAGTGCTGATGCGATACTGACAGTTGGAGAAAAAGGTATCTTACAGAGTTCGCCCGCGGGTGGTATACAAAATTATGCATTGAGTTCTATCTCATCATTCACTCCGGGACAGCAGTTGCACGGTGCTTCGGGACAGTTTCACCTACAGGGCTCTCAGGTGCACTTCAATCTGCCCATGGGCAGACCAGGATCCGGCGGTGGTGGTATAGATAAATGGGGGCCAGCATGGCTGACCAAGGACAAGGTCGGTATGCAACTGCGTGACGAGGGCGACGTGGAGTTGGCAGGCAAGGCTCAGAGACCTCTGAAGGCATTCACCAGGAAGACCAAGACCACGGTGCACAGATTCGTAACACACGAGCCCATGTTCAGGGCCAATGTGATATCCAGTGACAGTATAATTCCGGTGGACGCCGACGACAAGAAACAACATAGCAGGTTGGCCAACACACCAGGAACTCCCGAGTACGTGAACATGAGGAACAGATTGGCCGAGAACAGTGCGATACGTGACGCCCAGTATCAGGCAGATGCACTGCAATGGGTCAAACAGAAGATGGGAGACAGCACCAACGCCGCCAAGGCCAAGGAGTTGTTGACCGATTTCGGAACCAAATACAATGAAATTTACGGCATCACGGAAAAGATAAATCTGCCGTTTGACATCAAGGACAGTATTTCAGAGAAGTTCAAGGGGTTGGATTTCAATTCTCCTCTCAAGGACCTGACCAGTAATCTCACCTCACAGGTCGTGGAGAACTTCACAGGCAAGAGCAAAGAACTGTTCAAGGACAACGTTTTCGTCAACAGTGCGGGAGAGCTGTTCACACTGGGGAGCGACACAATCTCAGGAATAAGTGGCAACATAGACCTGCTGAACAGCAGTCTTAATTCCGTGCAAGGACTGACCAAGAATCTGTCGTCCGGGAACATAGACGGCACCATAGCCAATCTCAACAGCATTACCCAGACCTACACCAGTGTGGTGGGCGGACAGATAGTGGGCATGAACCAGATCAAGAGTCTGGCGAGCAAGGCGGGACTGTTCAATGCCAGGGACGCCGCGAGGGGTGGCCAAACTTTCTTACAGAACGTGGGTGGCAACTTATCAAACAAGATAGGAGCCATAGGCGGATCGGTCAAGAGTTTCTTCTCAGGGTTCAAATTCAGCGATGCCAGGTTAAAAAAAGATATAAAATTAATTTCAAGATCGCCACGTGGAATCAACATCTACGAGTTTAAATACATACACATGTCAGGCACATACCAAGGCGTGATGGCACAGGAAGTGCCGTGGGCAAGGGCAATGACCGACACAGGATTCTATGCAGTGGACTACAATAAAGTAGATGTAGAATTTAGGAGATTAAATTAGGATGGCATACGGAGATTCAGGATCGGGAGACATATCAAACAAGACGGTGACCTTCAAGGGTTTCAGCTCACGTGCGGACCGACAGAACTTCAAACTGTACGACTTCGAGGTGGCCAAGCAGGATCTGATCAACAGGTTGAGCATACGTAAGGGTGAGAGGGTGGAGAACCCGGAGTTTGGCACCATAATATACGATGCCATATTTGAACCGTTCACGGAAGCACTCAAAGACGCCATAGTGGAGGACATTACAGCCAACCTCAACGCGGATCCCAGGATATCAACGGAAGAGATCCTGGTCACAGAAGCGGACAAGGGCATAGCCATACAGGCCACTATAACGTATGTTCCGCTGAACATCACGGAGAAGTTGAGATTCAACTTCGATGAGAATTCACTACTGCGTCTATCTTAATACACGCACATTTCCTAACACATAAATACCATTGTATACACAATGGCCACAACAGATAGACAGAACAGATTACTAGTAGCGGAAGATTGGAGAAAGATCTACCAGTCTTTCCAACAGGCTGATTTCAAATCATACGATTTCGAGACCTTGAGAAGGACCATGGTGGCCTATCTACGTGAGAACTACCCAGATGATTTCAACGACTTCGTTGAGAGTTCTGAGTACGTTGCACTGATAGACCTGATAGCCTACATAGCACAGGCACTTTCGTTCAGGGTAGACTTGAATGCAAGGGAAAACTTTTTAGAGACTGCAGAGAGAAGGAACTCGATTCTGAGATTGGCGAGGCTTATCAATTACAACGCCAAGAGGAATCAACCAGCGACAGGAATGCTGAAGATAGATTCCATATCTACCACGCAGGATGTGACGGACAGTTCGGGAACTAATCTAGCAAACTCAAACATCATCTGGAATGATAGTGCAAATTCAAACTACAGGGAGCAGTTCACAGCGATTCTAAATGCGGCCAACCAGACGGGACAACTGTTTGGAAACCCCAGGGAGTCTGCGACCATAGGTGGCATCAGCACAGAAGTGTACACTCTAAGTTCTAACCAACTGGATCTTCCAATATACAAATTTTCAAAGTCAATCGGAGGCACAACGAGAGGGTTTGAGATAGTGTCCAGCACAATAACAGATTCTGAATCGATATATGAATCATCACCGGTACCGGGAACAGGATTGACCTACACATACAGAGCAGACGGATCTGGAGACAGTTCAAACAACACAGGGTTCTTCTTCCTGTTCAAACAGGGCCAGATGCAGAACCAGGAGTTCACCGTCGACACCGCGATAACAAATTACATAAAAAGTTTCGAGACATCGAACATCAACGACTCGGATGTTTGGTTGTACAAGCTAGACCAGTTTGGACAGCTATCAGAGGCTTGGACGAAAGTCCCATCACTGTCTGGCAACAACGCAATTTACAATTCACTGTCCAAAGCAGAGAGGAACACCTACAACGTGGTGACCAAGAACAACGATGCAATAGACCTTGTGTTTGGAGATGGCAACTTCTCAAACCTACCGTTGGGAAATTTCAGAATCTACTACAGGACCAGTGACAACGCCAAGTATGCGATACAATCAGCTGACATGCAGAACGTACAGTTGACGGTTCCATACACGGACGCCAACGGTGCACAGCAGTCATTGTCGATGAGCATCAGTTTAAAGGCCAGTGTTTACAATTCAGCCGCGACAGAATCAAATGATTCGATCAAGGAGAAGGCCGCACAGGTGTACTATTCACAGAACAGGATGATCACGGCAGAGGACTACCAAGTGGTACCATTGAGTGCATCACAGGAGATAGTCAAAGTTAGATCAGTGAACAGGACAGCGTCAGGGATATCTAGGGCCAAAGAAATCCTAGACCCAACCGGAGCATACTCGAACGTCAGCGTGTTCGCGGAAGACGGCATACTGTACAGGGAAGAATCAACACAACAGTTCACATTCACATTCAACAATCGTAGTGACATACAGTCGACCATAGACACATCGGTCGAGGCAAAATTGAAGGAGGCGTATGCGAGGCAGTTCTACTATCTGAAATACGCTACCAAGGACATCAGTACACTTTCTGCAACGTGGAATTCCACAACGACTTCAACGAACACCAACACAGGGTACTTCACATCTGGTGGTGCGTTGGTCCTAGGGGACTTCGCAACTTCCAACATGAAGTTCGCCAAGCCAGGTGCTTTGGTCAAGTTCACGTCTCCGGACACGAGGAAATTCCTAAACGGAACATTAGTGACATCCACCACTGACAACGCAGAAGACAGGGCATGGGCCAAGATAGGAGCAGTGGTCCTAGACGGTGCCAACGGTGGGACAGGAAACCTAGAGTCAGGTGTTGGACCAGTCACACTCAACAACATCGTGCCACAGGGTGCAGTGATAAATTCGATAATTCCAAACTTCACCACAGCGTTCTCATCAACGCTAGAAGCAGATCTGTTAGGCAGGATAGAGGCCTATGAAGAATTTGGTCTGAGATATGACGTTGATTCAGAGACGTGGAAAGTTATCACGTCCACTAACCTGTCAACAAGTGCAGTTTTTGGTCTTGCAAATGCTGGATCTACAACAAGCACGAACGCAGACGCCAGTTGGTGGTTCAAGTTCACGAACGACGGTAACACCTACACGGTGCAGTACAGGAAACTGGACTACGTGTTCGAATCGGAGTCCCAGAACAAGTTTCACTATGACGTGGAAGAAAAAATTTACGACTACAAGACAGGCAAGACTGTCAAGGACACGATCAAAATTTTAAAAACAAACGACATAGTCTCCACGGGAAACAGCATAGGGTATCCCATCACATGGCAGGTTGTTGACGTGATTACCGAAGCAGACGGGTTCCAGGACAACAGGAAAGTGAAAGTTGGATTCCACGATGATGACGACGACGGGGTGGTAGACAATCCAGAAATATTTGATATCATAATAGAACCCACTCTCTCACAATCAACGAAATTCGTGTTCTCAGAGAAATACATCTCCTACGACAACATAGAAAGGTTCAGGCCGTACGCCGCATCTAACTTTGTGGTAGCAGAGAACGAAGCAGACATCAACTTGAATGCAACGATCTACACAGATGGACAGTTGTTCTATTTCTACGCTGACAGTGAGAATGTCATAAAGAGCTACAGTTCAACGACGAGTACACTTTCAACGACAACAGGTTACAGGGCGAGGAAAGGCAGAGGGTCCATATCATTCCAATACAAACATCACGCAGGACAAGAGACAAGGATAGATCCCAGCGTGTCGAACATCGTTGATGTGTATCTGTTGGAAAGAACGTATGATAACCTTTACAGGATATGGTTGCAGGACGGTGGTGCAAAGCCAACAACGTCAACATCGGATCAGCTGAGGATCAACTACTCGGGTACACTGAATCCTTTGAAATCCTTATCGGATCAGATCATATACCATCCGGTGAGATACAAGATACTGTTTGGTTCGACTGCCCAGGAGGCACTGCAGGCAACATTCAAGGTCGTTAAGAATTCCAAGACCAACGTGTCAGACGCAGTGATCAAGACCAGAGTCATCGCCGCAGTCAACGAATTCTTCGCATTGGACAACTGGGATTTTGGAGACACTTTTTACTTTACAGAATTAGCCGCTTACGTACACAATCAACTTGCGCCGGACTTATTGACGGCAGTTATTGTGCCAAATCAGTCAGGACAGACATTTGGGTCTTTGTTCCAACTGGATTCAGCGGCAGACGAGATTTTCATCAGTGGGGCCACCGTTGATGATGTGTCAATCATAAGTGCTTTAGGAGCCAACCAACTGGCGGCTTCCGGTAATGTGATCACATCTATATCAACTACCACGACCAACACCACGACAGGATCATCAGTGTCAGGCTCTACTACAACAGGTTCCGGTTCAAGCACCGGCAGTAGTGGGTCAGGATACTAATGGCGGACAATCCCACAAACTCACTGACCAATAACGAAGTTGTCAAGCAAGGCAACAACGAGTACAGACGTACTGTGCAACACCTTCCGGCTTTCTACAGGACAGACACCAACCAACGTTTCCTATCAAGCACGATGGATCCTTTGGTGCAGAAAGGTTCGCTGGAGAGATTGGATGGTTACATTGGTAGGCAGGATGCCTACACTAAGGAAATCAATGACAGGTACCTGACTGCAACCAACAGAGACAGATTCGCTTATCAACTGGAACCCACGGTCACGTACACAGACAAGGACACAACATCGATCAATCCTGAAGACCAAGTCAAATTCACAGGAACGTATGATGACTACATCAACCAAATTAAATATTTAGGCGGCAAGGTTAATAATCATGATAGACTAAACAAGGAAACTGTATACAGTTGGAATCCTGCTATTGATTACGATAAGTTGATCAATTACCGAGAGTACTACTGGATGCCAGATGGACCTGGATCCATAGAGATAAATTCGGTCGGACCCAATGCAGTAGTAGAATATACTGTAGAGAATAAAGCAAAAGGTGCCTACAATTTTACACACAGAGAAAATGAGGACAATCCAATACTGAGACTTTACAGAGGCAACACATACAAATTTGATGTAAAGGCAACAGGACATCCTTTATGGATAATGACAGAACCATACAAGAGCAAGTTATCAACAGACGGATCAACATCAACTATTTTTAGCACAGGTGTTACAAATAACGGCGCTGACTACGGAACAGTTACATTCACAGTGCCTACAACTGGTGCACCTGACACTTTATATTATCAGTGCGGTAACCATGATGCCATGTATGGCATACTTCAGATCAGGGATATCACCACTACGGTTGACATAGATCCTGAGAATGATATAATAGGTGTAAAAAATTATAGCCTGAGGACACTAGACCTTTCAAACGGAATGAAGGTCAAGTTCACTAGCTCTGTAGTTCCGACTGCATATCAAAACAAAGAGTACTACGTAGAAGGAGTTGGCGAAGCTATTACTCTCACAGACATAGATAATCTTATCACTCCTAGCAGTTATGCCACGGAATCCACCATACTCTATGATCAGGTCGGATACGATTCCAGACCATACGCCAAGGCGTACTACACGCCGGAGACCAAGGATTACATAACGATCAAGAGGGACTCGCAGGACCAGAACGCTTGGTCTAGATACAACAGGTGGTTCCACAAGTCCATAATCGAGGAGACAGCCAGGGTGAGCGGATTCACTCCAACGTTGGGTGAGGACGACAGGGCCAAGAGACCCATAATAGAATTTGATTCTGGATTGGCACTTTACAATCACGGGACAGTGGCCAAGAGGTCGGTCACACTATACGACACAGTGACCACGGATGCATTCAGCAACGTCGTGCTCCAAACAGGTTACATCATCGATGGCATCGCACTGGCAGACGGAATGAGAGTTGTGTTTGCGGCCGACACCGACCCGACAGTGAAGAATAAAATATATGACGTGAACTTCGTCACAGCGGGAGACTCGACACAGGTGATTAATCTGACCGAGGCCTCCGACACTACCCCAACAAGCAATGATTCCATATTCATTGAGTTTGGCACGAACAACCAAGGCAAAACATTCTACTATGATGACACGACGTCGTTATTCGTGGAAGCACAGCAGAAGACAGGAGTGAACCAACAGCCATTGTTCGACATGTTCGACAACAATCACACCCCTTTTGACGACATCACGACATATCCAGATTCAACTTTCGCAGGAGCCAAAGTTTTTGCTTTTGCAATATCAGACACAGCAACCACGGACACGGTTCTTGGAATAAAAGTCAAGTACAACACTGTCAACAACGTGGGAGATATAGTTTTTGAATCGGACCACACAGCAGGAACATTCACTTACAAGAGCGGTACGCAGACGTTGACCAAGGATCTGGCCGAGGGACACTTGCACTACACGACAGGGAGGACCACACACAATTCTAGGAGTGCTTGGGTAAAAAGGACAGCCGAAAGCAAACAGCGTGTGATCAGGACTGCAACCGTTAATGCCACGGAGAAACAGTTGTTCCCGGTAGACTTCTACAAGAACTCAGCGGATCTAACGGACCTAGAAGTATCAGTGTCAGTGAACGGATCGAGGAAATCACTCGTAACAGATTACACACTGCAAACAGGAACAAGGAACATGTACGTCAAGTTCAACAAGGCTCTAGAGGTCAACGATCAGATCAGGATTGCAGGATACAGCAGTGCCGACAAGTTGCCCGACAAGGGAATTTACGAGATACCAGAAAACCTAGCAAACAACAGTCTCAATGAACAGTTGGGCACGTTCACTTTTGGACAGATACTGAACCACGTCAGGGACATATTTGACAAGAACCAAGCAGTCACAGGTACGATACCGGGAGTTTCGAATCTACGAGACAGACCAGATGCGAGATTAAAAGGTGGTATCATAAATCAGCATGAAGGACCACTACTCCCTGCCATATTCAACCTGATCGACCAAGACGCTAACTTCGTCTCGTCTGTTGACTATGTGGGACAGGAGTACGAAAAATGGTACAACGCATTCCTTACACACGCAACAGGAACAGCATATGAGGGAGTGGCCGCAGACAGAGTCAATGAGATAATATCAGCGATCACGCCAGGCAGGAACAGCACGTTCCCATTCTTCTATGAGGACATGATAGGTTTGGGAGAGAACGTTTCAACAAGATCATACACAGTGATGGGTGCGTCACAGACAGACTATGCATTGGATTCACAACACGACATTACAACACCTAGCAACAGGGCAGTCTATGTGTATTTGAATGACGTGCAATTATTATTAGGGACGGAATACACGTTCAGCACAACAGACGACAGTGTGACCATCAGTAAAACACTGGCGGAGGGAGACACGATCACAATCAAGGATTACACAGACACCACAGGCAGTTACATGCCACCGTCACCAACAAAACTTGGCATGTATCCCAAGTTCACGCCTGGAACATTCACAGATACCACATACATCACGGACACGGCGATGATCAGGAAACACGATGGTTCAATCATAAAAGCATACGGTGACGAACGTGATGATTTGATATTGGAACTAGAGAAAAGGATCTACAACAACATAAAAGTAACTTACGATTCAACATTGGTTGATTTACACGACGTGTTGCCTGGTGCTTTCACATCAACGGAATACACACTACAGGAAGTTGACAACGTTATGGGTGCAGACTTCTATCAGTGGGCGGGTCGTAACAATGTACAGTACATCAATAACACTGTATTCTCAGAGGGATCACCTTTCACATACAACTATGCAAGGTCGAAAGGCAGATTGATAGATGAGAACCTTCCAGGACACTGGAGGGGAATTTACAAATATTTCTATGACACAGATGCTCCACATGTTAGACCATGGGAGATGTTGGGTCATTCGGAGAAACCCACGGATTGGGACGCGACCTACGGAACAGCACCATACACATCCGGTAACACCGTGTTATGGAATGCAATAGCAACAGAGCCTGGCAGATATGGAAAACCGGACATAGCGAGCTACATACCTGTTGACGCATCAGGAAATCTTTTAGATCCACTAGCGGCGGGACTCGTAGACAACTTTGACATCCCAGGAAGACAGAATATATGGAAGTTTGGAGATCAAGCACCGGCCGAGACAGCTTGGAGGAGATCAAGTGCTTATCCGTTCACTGTGACGAAGACACTGGCACTGACCAAACCGGCGAAGTTCTTCTCGAACCTGTTTGATCCGTCTAGGTTATCGACCAACGTAACAGGCAATCAGATTTATACAGAGACCGGCATAAGGAAAACTTTAGCAACAGCAAAATATCATTTGGAGACGGAGACCGATCTATCAACAGGTATCACTACTAGATATCAAACAGCAGGATACCAACCTTTCGTGATCAACTACTTGATCTCGAGGAACCTAGATCCCGTGGCCTTCTACTACGACAAGATGAAGAATCTCACAGTTCAGTTGGCGTACAAATTGGGAGGGTTCACAGACAAGGACAACATCAAAGTGCTAACAGATTCTGTATCTCCAGGATCAACTTCGGGCTCGAAATTCATACCAGACGAGAACTACAAGATACTGTTCAGGACTTCTAATCCCGTGGAGAGTTTCCATTATTCGGGTGTGTTAATTGAAAAGAACACAGACATCAGCCAAGACGGATCAACTGTGTTAGGCGGGTACAAGGTGCTGGGTTACAGCACGGTCAAACCATATTTCAACTTCAACTATCCCGTGAGGATCACAACAAGCAACGCAGTGTCGGTGGAGGGATCGACGGTTATCAAACAGTACACGAACTATCAAGAGAACACACAGACCATACCATATGGTCACGTGTTCAACACCATACAGGATGTAGCGGACTTCTTGTTCGGCTATGGACACTGGTTGGAAAGCCAAGGATTCCGATTCAACAAGTTTTCGACGGAGTTGAAGGAAACACTGAACTGGTCGAACGCAGTCAGGGAGTTCCTGTTCTGGACCACACAGGAGTGGGCACCGGGATCAGCAGTCACGGTATCGCCGGCCGCGGATGGTTTTGAACTGGACACGAACAACAGCATCGTGGGAAAACTGAGGAACATGGCGGGTGACTACTCGTTGTTGGACTCGGGAGGCAGGAAAATAGACATTAGGGAGATATCAACCAAGCGTATAGGTAAGACGTTCGAGTTAGGTATCAAGTCTGACACGGTAGGGTTATACAACATCGCTTTGAACACAGTGCAGAAGGAACACATACTGTTGTTTGACAACAGCACAGTGTTCGCGGATATCATATATGATCCGTTCACGGGATTCAGACAACAGAGATTGAAAATGGTGGGATGGAAGACCGCAGGATGGAATGGTGACTACTACGCACCTGGTTTCGTCTTTGATGCGGCACAGGTCACGTACTGGTTGGCCAACACAGATTACAGGATAGGAGACAGTGTGGAACACCAAGGCAAGTTCCATGTTGCCAAGGCAAATCACAACTCGGGTGCAACATTCGACACTACGAACTGGACGCTCAAGGCCAACAAGCCAGCACCCCAGCTCATACCAAACTTTGATTACAAGATCTCACAGTTCAACGATTTCTACGAT